TTTTTTTAGCTCACTATTCATAGATGTGAAACGCTCAATTCACATATATTTTCGAACAAATGTACGATAGACAAAAAAGACGTAAAAATAGTTAAAAAACAACTGAAAAAACTTTAAAAAAGTCAAAAAAAGTACTTGTTTGACAGTTTTTTCAATGCTATACTATAGTCAGTTCTTGAGAGAGAGAACAGAACAGAAATCATTAGATATAGTAGCTCACTACTATAGTGTGAGAGAAAGCGAGTTTTTACAATGACTAACAACATGAAAGTAACAGTAGCTGAAGTTATTGAGCTGATTAATACTGATACAGTATTTCACGCTAAAGCACTTCAGAATAAAGACAGATGCGCTGTCTACGATAGAAACAATAAGAAGTGCGCTGAAATTGCATATAGAAACAAGTCAGCAAGTTTCAGCATTGCACTTCAGTGCAATCGTTTCGATAGCAAGCGAGTGAAAGAAGTTGCTGATATGTATGATACAGAATACAAGTATCATAGCACAAAGAATAAGAGAGACTATATGACAGTGAATAAGAACGACAGTGACGATACATTAAACTACTTGTTCGAATTACTTGATACAGTAATTGATAACTTTGACTGATACAGTGATACAGTAGTACAGTAACAACTAAACAGCACGCAAGTCGCACGCAAGCGACTTGCGTGCGATATAAAAGAAAGAGAGTGTGCATAAAATGAGAATTGTATTTGATAATAATGATAATGATATTATTGAAAAGTTAGCAGAACATTTTGACGATGATATGATAACAGCAACGATTGAGTATATAGATAGAAAATTAACACACTATCAATTCAAAGTGCATGAAGTACAAACAACACATGATATAGACTATATTGAAATAAAGTAATACAGTAGTACAGTAACAACTAAATAGCACGCAAGCGACAAACAAATCGCTTGCGTGCGATATAAAAGAAAGAGAGATAGAATAATGAGAGAATATCAGTATAATTGTTTTATAGAAGATGTGATGTATAATAACTTTTCTGATATATATGATTTATCATATGTATATGATAGAGAAGCGTATAATTGCTTATATACATTATGTGAGTATTATTATAACAAGATTGTACTTGCTAAACTCGCTAACACTGATTTGAATATGCTTGTATATGATATAGTTGATAGCATACACGATATAATATCACATATGAATAATATTAGTAAAGAAGATGTAATGATTTTACATGATTGTTTCAATACAATCAATGACTACTTTGACATTGATACTCGCATAGACTTTGATGATTATAACGATATAGAAAACGCTATCATTACATATTATGAATATAGCGATATGTCAAAACATAGACGAGAATTTGCTTTTTACGATTTTTCATATTGTAAAATTAATATCACTGAATATGTCAGACAATATGAAAAACATGATATTTATTACTATAGTTCATATAACTACGACACAATAGCACAGCGTTAAAGTGATACAGTAGTAAAGCATTAAAGCGTTAACGTACTAAAGTTCAGTACGTTAACGCTTTACTTTATGAAAGCACGCTTTAGTACACTAAAGCGTTAATACGTTAATACTTTACTACTGCAATATGTTAGCACTGTGATGCTTTAATACGTTAATGCGTTAACACTGCATCACTTTAATACGCTAAAGACTTTAACACTGCATCACTTTAACACTATAAAGCGTTAACACTGCACTGCGCTAAAGTGCTTTAACGCTTTAGCACGCTGACGTGCAAAACTGTCGCGCTGTAACGCTTCACAGTGCTAAAGCGCACAGGGGGTTAGTCACGACTAACTGAGAGCGCATGGGTGCGTTCTACCTCAGGCACCCACCCTAATTTTTCGTAGTAGGTCGGGATTTCAGATTTTTTGCCTAACAGATTTTCTAAGTAGGTCACGGTCACTTGCAATCACTTAACCAGTTGTGCTACAATGTTAGTAAACATGAAAGGAGAATCAACAAATATGGAAAATGAAGTACAAACCCTTGCTACAGAACTTCTTCACGAACTGAAAGAATCCGCAAAGAGATGGTTCATTATTGCCGTAATTGAATTGATTATTATACTCTCAATGGCTGGCGGATTTATATGGTACATGTCTCTTCCTGTTGAAGATGATGTTGTTTCAGTTGAGAGTGAAGATGGCAACGCTAACTATGTTGGAGACGATGTGACAGGAGCAATTTACAATGGCACGAGTAACGGTAAGAAGGATACGCAGGGCGAAACGAGGTAGAAGAGGTAGAAGGAGATAACTATGGGCGGACAAAGAGACCAATCCCGCATCATAAGAAAACTTCAAAGAGCGTGCAATATGGTTTATGACGAACATCTTTGTTACAATATCAATCAATGGTATTCGGATAAACATAAGAGGGAAATAAATCGTTATACTATACATAAACAGGTTTTTGATGAGAAAACAGGCAAGAATACTAAAATAGAGCTTTTCAGCACTTATTCTCTTTTACAGATGGTTTTTTTCATGCGGGATTATTGGTACATGCTTAACGGCATTGAATTGCCTACTGACAATGAAAAGTGGAATGAGAAGAGAAAGGAGACGATTTTAGCAGATGGCACCACCGAAAGGGCATAAATATTATGGCGGAAGCAGAAAGAAAGTAACAGAAGATACGCCACTTACTCCCAGAGACTGGAAATTTATTTATGCCTATACAAGAGCTGAATTGGAAACGCAGGACACTATAGGTCGGGCGGCTTCAGAAAAAATCAGGGCTGGAAGCGGCTATACAAGTTATGTTAAAGACATGCTGAATAAGCCTAATATCAGAAAGATGGTTAAACAAATTATGGAAGAGAGAACAAAAAAGACAATAGCAGAATCCAATGAAGTAATGGAATATTTTACTTCTGTTATGCGAGGAGAAGTAAAAGACCAATTTGGACTTGACGCTCCACTTGCTGAAAGGACTAATGCGGCGAAAGAGCTTGCAAAGAGGACTGTTGACGTAGATTTACGTAAACAAGGACTTGCGGATAATCAAATCACAGTCACATTGAATTGGGGTGAGCAAAATGAAGAATGATTTTATGGATGAGTATATTACAAAGTTTGCAGTCAGTGCAGGCAAACGTGCTTTATGGACTTTTGCTGAAACTGCACTCGGCATGATTACAGTTGGACAAGCGTTTACAGAGATTAATTGGCTTCATATTATTTCTGTCGCTGGCGTTGCATCTATTGCATCAATTTTAAAGAGTATTGTTATTAGTATGCCTGAAATGAAAGAGGAATAACATGTCAAATAGTTCTTTAGTAACTTATACTAAACTTTCACCTAACTGCTATAAACCCCGCAAATATCCTATTTCTCGTTTTACTATCCATCATATGGCTTGGGTAATGTGTACTTCAAAGAAATGTGCGGATAGTTTTGCAAGCCCTTCCAGAAGTGCAAGTGCTACATATTGTATAGGATATGACGGCGATATATCTCAATCTGTAAAAGAAGAAAACGCACCTTGGACTTCCAGTGATTATGATAACGATAATAGGGCAATTACTTTTGAAGTAGCTAATAGTAAGGGTGCGCCTAATTGGGAAGTTTCTGATAAGTCTTATAAAGCACTTATCAATCTTATGGTTGATTGTTGTAAGCGTAACGGCAAAACTAAGGTTATTTGGCTTGGCGACAAAGAAAAATCTCTTGCCTATAAGACTAAAGACAATGAAATGCTTATGACAGTACATCAATGGTTTAGTGCCACATCTTGTCCTGGGCCGTATCTCATGAGTAAAATGGGAGACATTGCAAATAAGGTAAATGCTAAATTACAGAAAGCGGGTGATTCTTCTCAATCTACTCAAAAACCTACAGAAACTAAAGAAACAGAAGATGATTCTAATGAAAAGAAAATCTGGGACTTTTTAAAGAGTAAAGAGCTTAATGATTTTGCAGTTGCAGGTATTATGGGCAATCTTCGTGCAGAATCTAATCTTCGTCCAGATAATCTTCAAAATTCTTTTGAGAAGAAGCTCGGCTATAACGATACAACATATACACAAGCTGTTGACAAGGGTCTTTATAACAACTTTATTCACGACGAAGCTGGATACGGACTTGCACAATGGACATACTACTCTCGTAAACAGGGATTATTAATGTATGCGAGAAGTCAAAATAAATCTATTGGTGATTTACAAATGCAGTTAGAGTTCTTGTGGAAAGAAATGTCTAATTATTCTACCATGATGAAAGAGCTTGATACTGCCACTACAATTCGTGATGCTTCTAATTCCTTCTTATTTAGGTTTGAACGTCCAGCTAATCAGGGCGGAGCTGTACAAGATGCCAGAACAAATTATGGAGTAGAGTATTATAATAAGTTCAGCAACAAAGTGCCAACTGAAACAACTAAAGAGGTTAAAAAGCTGTATAAAGTACAGGTTGGAGCTTTTAGAGATAGAAGTAACGCCAATAAGCGTGCTAAGTATTTATCTGAACTTGGCGTTAAAACAATAATAAAACAAGCGGGTAGTTATTATAAAGTACAAGCTGGTGCTTTTAGCAGTAAATCAAATGCGGAAGCACTACTTATGAAAATTCAAAATGCAGGATTTGAGGATGCGTATATAACTTATGGCTAATATAAACATTGATTTAGACAGTTGTATAATACCAATGTATAAACCAGTGTTGCGTGATGTTTTAAATCACAGCCATACTCATTATGTATTTCCCGGTGGGCGCGGCAGTACAAAGTCATCTTTTGCTGGCGGTATTTCCGTGCCCATGTTAATTATGCAAAACCCAATGATACATGCAATATGTTTTAGAAAGGTTGCAAATACCATTCAGAACAGTATATTCGCACAAGTAGTTTGGGGAATTTATCAATTAGGCGTAGAGAGATTATTTAAAATACCGAAAACTTATAGTACTCCTATCGTATATTTGCCAACTGGTCAAAGAATCTTTTTTATGGGTCTTGATGACCCAATGAAAGTTAAGTCTATTAAACCTCCGTTCGGTTATATAGGCGTTACGTGGTTTGAAGAATTAGACCAATACGCTGGGCCGGAAGAGCTTCGTAATGTTACTCAGTCAACGATGCGTGGCGGTAATAAGTTTTGGGATTTTAGAACATTTAACCCGCCTATCAGTAAAAATAATTGGGCTAATGAGTATACAGAAGAGTGCGAAATATATAGACAACACGACACTTTGGTTATACGAAATTCATATCTTGATGTGCCACCAGAATGGCTTGGAGAGCAGTTTATAGAAGAAGCTGAACAGCTAAAGAAAATAAATCCACGAGCATATGAACATGAGTATATGGGTATAGCTACTGGTACTGGTGGAGATGTATTTGAAAATGTTGAAGATTTAGATATGCAACAGTTGGTAGAGCGTCATGATATTTACGGTAATGTCACTGAACGTATACCCATGTATAAGACATTCGACCAAATCTATAATGGCATTGACTGGGGTTTTTCTATTGACCCGTTCAGATTCGTTAAGATGCACTTTGACAGGCGAAAATTAGACTTATATATCTTTGCCGAATATAATACTATGAAAACACGAAACAAGGTTGTTTTTGATATATTATATAAGGAAAAGAAATTACTAACCTTTGATGAACTTGTTACTGCTGATAGTGCGGAAGAAAAGTCTGTAGCTGACTTTAAAGCATATGGAGCATTTATACGTGCGGCAGATAAAGGACCAGA